TACACTGAGTATTACGGAACAGTCAATCTCAATAATTTAATCAAGTTTATTGAGCTTCGTATTCACGATGGTGCGCAATGGGAGATTCAGCAAGTTGCTAATGCTTGTTTGACTTTTGCCCAAGAGCACTTCCCTCACACAGTCTCTGCTTACCGAGAGAATAGACAGGGGCATTAATGCACTATGAGAAACTCGTCTTTGGTGCAACATTAGACTCGCTATTTTTCGCACTGAAGAATGGTTATCCCCTCGTCTATTCTATCCCCTCCAAACCTTTCGCTCACGATGAAAAAGTAAACAATTGGAAACAATGTTATTTCTTTTTGTCCCTTGCAGGGTTTATCCCATTTGCAGATAACGTAAGAAGAGCAAAGTTACTAGAAGACAACAAACTAGAACTTCTCACTGAAAAGAAAACCTTTGAAATTTCTTACGACAAGTTATTTTTATTTGATGAAAAAGGAATGACTGGACTTTCAGAACCTATTGGCACAACTTCAGACTTGGTAGAGGTTTATGACTGGTTTCAGATTATAAAATGTCCACCAATGGAGAGTGGAACCAAGGATTTCACTGAGGGGTTCATAGAAAAGTTTTATTTTTATACAAAACCAAGAGCGAGAAATACGACTTATAAAGATTTGGTTGCAAAAAGCACTTTAACGAGAAAAGATGCAACAAAAGACGAATTTTCAGAGTTATTTGCTCGTTTCAAATCAGAAGAATTGCTTTCAAAGCACTTCGGCACAGAAATGTCTCTAAAATCGCAAAAAAGAGAGATAATTGAACTCGGCAGGAACATTTACGAACCAATAAAAGATGTTATTTTCCTTGACGAGAAGCAAGAAATAGAATATATTAGTGATAACGCTTATTTGACTAAAATAATGGATTATATGTATGCCGAGTAAGGAAAAGCACATAGCAGGAATAGTTCCAATTGCGGGACAACGTAGGGCAGACTATGTTTTTCCTTGGCACGACTGTCTAATGCCTTTAAACAAGGATTATTATGCTATCGAGAGGGCAGTTTATGAATGTGCAGTTGTTGGTTGCGATGCAGTCTGGATTGTCTCGGATATGGAGTTCCAACCGCTTGTAAAAGAGATAGTCGGAAGTTGGATACTGGACCCTCTACAGATGAACAAGAAGAATCGCCAAAAAGAGTCATTTGAGCATAGAAGAATTCCAATCTATTACTTACCGATTCATCCTAAAGACAGAGAGCGAAGAGATTGCCTTGCTTGGAGTATTCTTTACGGTGCAAACGTAGCAAATATGTTTGCCAGAAGAATTTCTTATAGAATACAGACAGACAAGTTTTGGGTTGCATTTCCTCACGGAGTTTATAATCCAGACAACTTAAGATTTTTCAGAGAAGGTGAAAAGCATAATTTTTTACAAAATAAGAATACTGTCTTGACTCACCAGTGCAACTCTGTTATAAATGGAACTCAACTTGGGTTTTCCTTGACAAAGGAGCAGGTTGAAGAGAGAACCAAGAACTTCAAGAGTATGGAAGTCGGACATCAGTTTGTTGACAACGAAGGAAATCGAAGTAAGAGACCTGCCTCAGAATCTTTCACAGGCAGGTTCTTTTCTCTTGACAAAGTGTTTGAGAACGTCTATGATGGAGACAAATTCCACAAAGTAGAGGTTGGAGAGCACTACGAGATAGATAAGTTCCAAGGATATCGGGAACTTATGGGAAGTAACATTAATCTAGAAAAACCAGAAGCAATAACGAGATTTAAGAGGAGGAAGAGAGAATGGCGAAAAATGTTTTAAACTACGAAACAGTGTATGACAACATACCATATCATGTTAAGGAGAGCGCAGGTTTGCCACTTGCGTCATCAGGTCTTACGAATGACCAGGTTCGTTTTTTCCTTGAATTTCAAAACTCAATAGGTCATATTATATATGAGGGTTTCGAGGAAGATAAGGAAAACATCAGGCAACTCGCAGAAGAGATGTCTACCGTTTGTAATCAAATTTTAGAGGATAAATAATGACAGAGAGACTTCAATCTAATTTGCCGTTTGTAGGACTTCACGCCCATTCTGTCGGAGGTTCACCATTCGATGCCCTTGGGTACGTCAGCGAGCACATGGATTCTGCGCACACCAATGGACTCGACGCCTTCGCCATAACCGACCACGGCAACCAGAATGCTCTCGCAGAAATGGTTCTTCACGCCAAGAAGATGCAAAAGTCTGGCAAAGACTTTAAACCAATCTACGGCGTCGAAGCGTACTTTCATCCTTCCATCAAACAATGGAAAGAAGATATGGAGGTAGCAAAGCAGAACAAGAAGAATGCGTCTGCTCTTAAGGACACGAACACCTCTGGCGCAGTCGTTGAGACAGAGGTTAGAACGTATAAGTCTATTGTTAATCGCAGACACCACCTCGTCATTCTTGCTCAGAATCAAAAGGGTTTGGAAAACATATTTCAACTTATCTCAAAGTCTTTTCAGGGTGATAACTTTTATCGCTTCCCAAGAATCGACTATGAGATGTTAGAGCAGCACTCTGAGGGCATTATTATATCAACCGCTTGTCTAGGCGGCGTCTTCGCTGGCGATATGTGGAGAAACCGAGAAGAAGGTGATGAGGCAGTTCTAGACGCTATGCGAGAGACAGCAAGAAGAATGACTTCTATCCTTGGTAAGGACAGGTTCTTATGCGAATTACAGTGGAACAACATCAAAGAGCAACACGACTTAAATAAGTTTGTCATTCAAATCGCAAAAGAGTTTGACTTAACTCTTGTCTCCACTGCTGACAGTCATTATCCTACTTCCGAATCTTGGAAAGATAGAATCCTTTATAAGAAATTAGGTTGGTTGGGCAAGGGTAAAGAAATGGACACCGAACTTCCTATTGACGTGGAAGAAGTCGGTTATGAACTTTATCCTAAGAATGGCGACCAGATGTGGGAAAGTTACAAGAAGTATTCCTCCGAAGCAGGGGTCGAATATGATGACGACGTCGTAAGGGAAAGTATCGTAGTTACATATAAAATTGCTCACGAAATGATTGAATCGTTTTATCCGAGCAATGAAGTCCGTTTACCCGATTTTGTGGTACCACCAGGGAAAACCGCAGACGAGGCACTCGTCGCCGCTTCTATCGAGGGTCTGAGGGACTTTAAACTAGCAAAAAAGAAAGACTACATAGAGCGTCTGAAATTGGAATTAAATGTAATTGCGGATAGAGGGTTCTCTAAATACTTCTTGACTATGAAAGCAATTGCAGATAAGGCGACTCAGGAACAACTTACAGGTCCAGGTCGAGGTTCAGCAGCAGGTTCACTTGTTGCCTATGTTCTTGGCATTACCCAAGTTGACCCAATTAAATATGGGTTACTCTTCTCTCGTTTCTTGCGCTCCGATGCGAAGGACTATCCAGATATCGACTATGATGTGAGTTCGCCAATGGAACTCAAAGAGAAGTTGGTCGAAGAATGGGGTGAGAACACTGTTGTTCCTATCACAAACTGGAACACCTTACAATTGCGCTCTCTTATCAAGGACATTTCCAAGTTCTACAAGATTCCTTTTAACGAAGTGAATAATGTAACTGGTAGGATGATGGCAGAGGCGACTCCAAAGGCAAAGGCGAAGCATAATATGACTGCTGGTGTCTATACTCCTACGTTTGAAGAAGTGATGGAGTTCTCAGATACCTTGCAAAGATTCCTGCTAGAGTATCCTCACGTAAAGACACACGTCGAGGCACTATATGGGCAAGTACGCTCCTCCTCTCGTCACGCAGGCGGTGTTGTGATTGCAGACGACTTGCACAAACAAATGCCTCTTATTACTTCTGGAGGCGTCCGTCAGACACCTTGGAGTGAGGGACAGAACGTAAGGCATTTGGAACCAATGGGTTTCATTAAGTTTGATATTCTTGGACTTGCATCTCTGAGGATGATGGAGGATGCCATTCGCTCTATCCTTGTTCGTCACAAAGGTGTCAGGAAACCTACATTTGCCGACATCAAGAAGTACTATCAGGAGAATTTACATCCTGACGTTATCAATTTCGATGACCAATCGGTTTATGAAAACATTTTTCACAAGGGCAAGTGGGCAGGAGTGTTTCAATTTACGGAGACAGGAGCACAAAACTTTTGTGTAAATGCTAAACCTAGAAGCATTGTTGATATTTCCGCTATCACCTCCATCTTTCGCCCAGGACCACTCTCCGCTAAGGTTGACAGAAGTTATGTTCGAGCAAAAGAAAATCCAGATGGAGTGGAATATATTCATCCGACCATCAAGGAAGTAACAGAGGAGACTTATGGGTTCCTTATCTTTCAGGAACAAATTGCACTTCTCGCTCACAAACTAGGTAAAGATGTTTCTCTTGATGAAGGTAACTTGCTTCGCAAGTTGCTCACCAAAAAGGGCACTGGCAAGGGTGCCGAGGAGAAGAATAAGATTTACCAAAAGTTTGTGACTGGTTGTGTCGAAAAGGGTATTTTAGAACACAAGGCAACCAAACTTTGGGAAACCTTTGAGTTCTTCTCAGGTTATGGTTTCAACAAATCTCACGCAGTGTCTTATTCTATTCTTTCTTACCAGTGCGCTTGGTTACTCAACTACTATCCAGTCGAGTGGATGGCAGCATTTTTGGATAAAGAACCAGAATCCAGAAAAGAGCGAGCAATCAACACTGCAAAGAAGATGGGGTTCGAGATTAGACCTCTCGACATCAATCTGTCAACCCGTAACTGGGAAATTGGAGATGACGGAGCGCTTATCCAACCTTTCTCTTCTATCAAAGGTTTGGGTGATGCCGCTATTGACCAGATTTTGAATTATAGACCATTCAATACGATTGAAGAATTCTTGTTTCACGACAGGGTTGTTTACTCCAAGTTAAACAAGAAGGCACTCGATGTCCTTGTTCGCTCGGAGGCACTCATGCCCTTGATGGATGACAGGTTTAAGGGCACGAGACATTTCTGGTCTGCGGTGGCAGTTGATAGGGCAAAAACAAAGAAGAAGTTTAATGAAAATATTGAACTTTATGAACCAGAAGGAGACTTCTCTAGGGAAGAAATGATTGAGCACCAGACTAATTTGACTGGCATGTTCCCGATTCACTTAGTCATGTCTGCTTCAGTCCGAGAACAATTGGAGGATAATGATATTCCACCTCTTGGAGATTTTTATCCAGATGTCCCAGTTGCCTGGTTCATTCCTCGTGAAGTTATCGAGAGGAAGACTAAAAACAATAAGAAGTATTGGATGGTCAAGGTTATTGACTCAACATCCACTCTCAGTACAATTAAGTGCTGGGGGGTCAAGGACACGGATGTGGTTGAGATTAACAAACCTTATATGGCAAGATTAGATTACAGCGAGCAATGGGGATTCTCGACTCGCTCTATTCGACATAATTTTAAATTATTAGCATAAAACACTTGAAAACAGAAAAACACTATGTTATAGTGGTGAAAGTTAAACAAAAGGAGATATCATGATTATTGAGTACACAAGAGTTCGACCAGATGCGAAACCACCAACGAGAGCAAACCCTTCTGATGCAGGTTTGGACTTGTTTTTCAATCCAGAGAGCATAGAGGCAGCAGTTCGAATCAAACCAGGCGAAAGCAAACTTTTTCAAACTGGAATCCGAGTCGGAGTCCCGCATGGATACATGCTTGAGATTAAAAATCGTTCCTCCGTTGCTGCAAAGAGAAACTTGCTCGTCGGCGCTTGCGTCGTCGACTCTGGTTACGATGGAGAGATTTTTGTGAACCTGCACAACGTAGGTAATGAAGAACAGTTTGTCTCACGCCACGACAAGATTGCCCAAGCAGTTATGACGCCAGTTGTGCATTTCCGAGCATTGGAAAGCGGAACAGGAGATTTGTACAATTGGCACCCAATTACAATCTCAGGCAGAGGCACAGGTGCTTTAGGTTCGACAGATGAGTCTTAAGAGAAAGGTACAAAAGGCAAAAAAGAAAAAGGCAGAAAAAGAATTAAAAGAAAAAGTCATGTCTTTTGATAGAATGCCTGATTGCTGTGTTGTGTGCTTTAAGGACTTCGATAAGAAGAGCAAGGAACATCACGATACCTGGATTATCGTCGAGAGAAGAGAGCAAAAGAGGGTAAGTCTTTTTTGTCCTGATTGTTGGGATAATGGACTTGCTGCAACAAAAGAATATGTTTATAAAAAACAGACAGAGTTGGAAAAGCATTTGATAAAGAACGAAGACCCAGTCCAGAGGAGAAGAAAGGTTGCTCCAAATAAACAAGACTATCCAGAAGTTAACGACTACGTTCGGAAAGGCATCTCTGAAGGAGGGAAAAATGAGTAAGGTTGTAAACAAGACACCCGCACTAGCATATGATGATGTCCTGCTTGTTCCTCAGTACAGTTCTATTCAAACAAGAACACAGGTAGACTTGTCTGTACCCTTCGAACCAGGTTTTAATCTTTCTATACCTATTGTTTCAAGTCCAATGGATACAATCACGGGTGCAAACATGGCGGCAATGATGTTTAGGATGGGTGGTCTTGGAATCATCCATCGTTATAACACTATTGAGAAGCAGGCACAGTTGGTCGAATCGGCGATGAAAAAGGGAGGGTTTCTCGTCGGAGCAGCAGTGGGCGTCACAGGCGACTATTTGGAGCGAACTCAGGAACTTGTTGCCAAGGGTGCATCAGTTATTTGTATAGATGTTGCTCATGGACATCACAAGATGATGAAAGAGGCGATAGATAATATTAAATCTTGGGCACCTGATTATCTCCACGTTATGGCGGGGAACGTTGCAACTAAGGAAGGTTACGAGGCGCTTGCCAACTGGGGAGCAGACTCTGTTCGCTGTAATGTTGGAGGAGGTTCTATTTGCACTACTCGTATTCAGACAGGACACGGAGTACCAGGACTTCAAACTATTCTTGACTGTGCGGAATCTCAGTATGCAGGAACAGTCATGATTATCGCAGACGGAGGCATTCGCAACTCAGGGGATGCAGTGAAGGCACTCGCAGCAGGAGCAGACATGGTTATGTTGGGTTCACTTCTGTCAGGAACGGACGAAACGCCAGGAAGCACCTTTGAAGACGAGAATGGAAATTTGCGTAAAAATTTTCGGGGTATGGCATCTAAAGAAGCGCAGAAAGATTGGAGAGGCAAGTTTTCTTCACTAGAAGGTGTCTCAACATCGGTGCCTTGCAGAGGTCCAGTTGCCGAAATCATCTATGAACTCGAACAAGGTATCCGTTCAGGATGTTCTTACTCGGGAGTAACCTCCCTAGAGGAGTTAAGGCAGAAGGCAAAGTTTATTGTACAGTCTGCCTCTTCACAAAAAGAGTCTAATGCTCATATATTTGGGAGATACTCTTAATGGAGGGTAAGTATGGAGAAAATAAGAAGAAGATAGTATTTTTTGATACCGACGAACGCCATAAAGAACTAAAAATCATGCTTGATAGGTACGGATTAACGCAATCTAAACTTTTTCGCTATCTTGTAACTTGTATGTTGGAGGAAAATCAAATATCAAAAGATATTGTTCGTATGATAGATGATAACTCCAATAAAAAGTCAAGAAAGCGTTCTAAACGAGTGCAAGAGATAGAAGAGAAGGCACAGCAAAAGCAAGAAGATATAGAAAAGCAATTTAACTTAGACAACGAAGAGATAGATGATATCTTCGATTTAATAGCAAGGGAACATCCAGACTTATGAGAGAGTGTAGCGATATTTGTAAAAACTTGAGTGTATCTTGTCCTACGGAAAACAAAGACTGCCGCTTCTGGATGGACCGTGAAGAGGACCTTAATTGTACCCTGATTGCCATTGATAACAACGGCGGCAGACCTATGACTTTGCGAGATATTGGATTGAGACTGAACCTAAGTCACGTCAGGATTGACCAAATAGCGAAAAAGGCAACAGAAAAGGTTCGTAAAAAACTCAAAAACGACGACCTGTTTCCGTAAAACTAACTATTTATAATGTGATTGGCTATTTACGCCCTAAAATTTTTATCATTCCCAACAAGAAGGAGAAAGAAAATGAAAAAGAAACTGCTCACCGAAGCACAAATTAATAGAATGGCGACTATTGCTGGTATTCCTGCTCTTAACCGTCTTTCCGAAAAGGTAGAAATTCAGTCTGAAGAGGCAGAAGAAACTACCACTGAAGAAACCGAGGCAACCAACGAAGAAGTTGTTGTTGAAGAAGAAGAGATGGAGATGGATGCAGAACCAGCAATGGAAGAACCTGCTGGTGAAGAAGAAGTATCTCAAGATAAAATTGAGTCACTTGTAGACGCCGTCCTCGCTGCCATCGAAGCAGAGACTGGTGTTCCTGCCGAGCGTGTTGATTCGGAAGAAGAGGCACCTGAGATGGACGCTGAAGCGCCCGCCGAAGAACCAGAGATGGAAATGGGCGAAGAACCAGCAGAAGAGGAGATGATGGAAACAACAGAACCTACTCTTGCTGAAAGAATTGCTCAGGCAGTTCAGGCAGTTATCGACGAAGACGCTGCTTTGGAAGAAGCACACTGTTCAACTAACGAAGAAGAGGAAGAGGTAGACGAAGGTTATAAGATGGAAGAAGATGAGGAAGAGGTTGAAGAGAATACTACAACTGACGACACTCTTGATGAAATCACTAAAGCAGTCGTTGCTCGACTTCGTTCTCTAAAATAATTTAAATAAACCTTTTGGTTTGGTGTGAGAGAAAAGAAGCAGGGCACGAAAATGTCCTGCTTTTTTATTGTTTTCATAAATGGAGTAAAATATAAATGAAATTGAACCTAAAAAACTTAAAAAACCTTATTAAAGAGGCAGTTGAGGAGCAGAAGAAGACAATGCTCCTCGAAGAACCTCAACCACTTGAGGAAATCGCTCTTCGCAGCAACCCTAACCCTTTTAAGGCAATCTTTATCTTTGGACCTGCTGGTTCTGGCAAGACGTTTATCTCGGGCAAGTTAGGTATTCCAGAAGAGTTCATAACTTCCAACCCAGATGAAGATATTGAAGCACAATTCGGTAACTTTGGCGTTGGTTTGAAGTTTGCAGATAAAACTGACTTGGATAACTGGAAACAACAGCAAGCATTTCGTGAAAAACTTCAAAACGGGTCACGACAAAAAACAGCAAACTGGTTAAACACTGCTTCTCCTATTATTTTTGATACAACTGGCGAAGATGTAATGAAGATGGGCGTTAGAGCGGAAGAACTTCACGAAGCAGGTTATGACGTCGCTGTTCTCCAAATCAATGTTCCACCAGAAGTTTCTATTCAGCGAGATAAGGATAGAGCAAGAACTGTTGGCGCTCCAACAGCAGATATCTCAAAGCAATATCAAGACGAGGTTCAAAAGGACAGAGGATATTTCCAACTTTTTGACGGATATCGTGATATCAAGATTCTTGGTGGTGATATTTATTCTAACATTTATGACTTGCGTGACGACTCACTTCTCGTTCCAGAAGAGTTGGCAAACAAGATGAAGACAAAGGACGGCAAACCTTATACAGCAGAGTATGCCAAGCAAGTCCTTGCTCAGGCAATCCAAGACACTAAGGACTTTCTCGATGCTTCAACTCGTGTCCCTAGAAATGAGAATGGTGAAATTCTTTACAAGGGAATGATGAGTCTCTTAGACAAGTCTGGAGATAAGTTGGGCAACAACCTTACTGACTTTGTTGTCGCTGCCCATGACCCCGAACTTATGCAAGACCCTGCTATCTACGCCGCATCCGCAAAAATCGCTGAACTCGGTGGCGCAAGACAGATGTTCCAAAAAGCAATCCGCTCCAAAAAGACTGCTGGTTATAAGCAAGGTCAGGCAAAAGTTCAAGAACCTAGTGTGTTGGGGAAGGGGGGCAAACTACGTGACCCCACTGCCGACGAGTTGGGCACAAAGCGTAGCAAGGTTCCTTTTGAAGTTTGGCGCAAGATGGTTGCCAAAGACATCAAGGGTAGAGATGATTTGTCCGACGACGAAAAGAAGGATAGAATTGAGAAACTCGCTAACATGAAAAAGGGCGACCGCTATACAGATGGTCCTAAACTTACCAAAGAAGAAGAACTTCACGAACAAGTTAAAGAAATCATTCGCAACATTCTACTTACTAAAGAAGAGTAATTTTACTTGACTTTATAGGACAGAAATGATATACAATGGAAGCAAAAAACTTCATAAAGAACCTTATTGAAGAGGGAAAACATTTCTTTTACAAAGATAACGTTTTTTATGGAGAAAAACTTTTTGTTATTTATTCTGTCGTAAGGTGGG